CTACATCATGTTGTTCTGTGTGCAGGTAATATTCTGTTCCTCCAGTTAATCTTTGTGACCATCTATCACTTGATTCATCCCAGTATAGTAAAGCATTAGTAGCTGTTCCTCTTTCTACTTCAATACCTGAGTCTTCACTAGGTGTACCAGTTTCATTACTATTAAGAGTAATTATATTATCTTCTATTAATACAACTTCAGAGTTTTTAGTTGTTTGACTTCCTGATACAATCAAATCACCTTGAATAGTTACTGCTCCACTAAAGTGTGCAGTACCATTTACATCTAGGTTATGTGTAGGAACTGATAGCTCATTTGCAGGATTAATAAGAAGTGCACCGGTACCACTATTGTTACTTCCTAATAGTTTAAATAAAGCAGCTGTTTTGTATGCACCAGATCCGTTACCTTTATTTAAAGATAAACTCATTATAGAATCTTGATTAGATGCATCATACATTCTACTATAGAACCCAGCATAACTTATGTCTGCTGTATCAGCACTACCCATTGCATTTCTACCCCTAAATTCAAGAACACCTAAAGAGTCACTATCTGCAACAGCACCTGCATTTCTATAAAGCACTAAGTCAGGACCTGATCCTGCAGAAGTTGCTCTACTTTCTAATATTATATTTTCTGAAGTTGAATTAGATATAGATTTAATAACCGGAGCGTCTGTACCAGAAGCTGTACCAACAGTAAGTTGGCTTTGAATAGATACGTCATCTGGCAATCCTACTGTTATAGTATCACCTGATACGCTTGTCTCAACCTCAGCTGATGTACCTGATATAGTAAGTGTATCTGTACCAAGTACTACACCATTATCTGTTCCTGAGTCAGCTGCAATATCTAATGTTGTAGATACTGATTGAGATCCTACTGCTGTTAATTGACCTTGTTTATTTACAGTAAATGTTGGTATACTACTACTACTACCATAACTACCAACTTGAGCATTTGTTAATTGATCATCAAGATCAATACTTATACTTTGAGAACTTGCTGTAGTTGTGATTCCTGTATCACCACTTATTGTTAATGATTGTGAATCTAAATCAACAGATCCTGTTCCACTATCACCTGCTATATCAAGATCCTCTGCAGTAATAGCTTCATTAATTCTATCATCAATAGCAGCTGATGTCATCAAGCTTGTATCATTATCTGCAAATGATTCACCAGATGTTTGTACTGCTGATATAGCTACACTGTCTAATGTTAAACTACCTGTAATAGTAACACCATTCGTTGTGGTTGTAAATTTTTGTGAATTTTGATAATATATTCTTACACCTGTATCACCAGCTTGAATTAAATCACCATTAGAGTTATGTATTCTATGATTAGGCGCAAACAAGTCTAAGTTACTGCTACCTTGAATTCTTAAAGTTCCTCCAGAAGTATCATTAAAAATCCTATTACCATTTGTATAAGTTCCTCCAAATGATATTACACCAACATCTGTAGGTGTACCAGTATTTGTGGTTGTTGTTGGTAATTGTATGCTTTTCTGTACAACTATATTAGTTGTTCCCGTTGTATTACCATTAGCTAAAACTTCTGATAATGTATCTACTGTATCTACTTGTGCATCTACATATGCTTTAATTTGAGATGTTGTAGCTAAACCTGTACTATCACTTGAAACAGCTTGCGTAACAATGTCTAATACAGTATCACCTTCTAAACCATTTGTAATAGTTAACTGATTTGGTGTAGTTGTTGTAATACTTGTAATATCACCAGGAGCTAAGGCTTTCCAAAAAGTTGCATCATATGCACCGGATGCTTTTGTATATACAAATACAGTTTTAGATGCACCAGAATTATAATATACTTGACCTTGTACAGGACTTGTAGGTGCAGTACCTAAAGAGTGAATTACTGCATTCTGTAACTCATTTTGTTCTAAACTTATACTTGATAAATGTTTTATTGCCATAACTGTTTAATTTTAATTTAAATAAGCTTTACCACTAAATGATGCTTCAAATGTAATTGTCACTTGATTAGGACTATCATATGCTACACTACCAACAACTACATTATTACCTGAGTCTACTACTGTAACAGACGGGAATTTTCCTAGTCCGTGTACAATGACCCATGTATTAGAAGCTGCACTTTGATTGTGAACATATGTATCTGCATCATTAGCTGCATTAACTATTGTTTGTAAATTAACTACACAGTTGGTTTCTGTAGGTAGTGGATCTGTGCAAGGCTCATCCTTAACTGACATAACTTCAAATGGTGCAATAAATTTGCCTTCTTCATTTGTAGGATAAGCTTCTTGAGCCCTCCATTTACTATTCCAATCACATATCTCTTTTTTAATTATAGTTGATTCTAGATCTGTCAAACAACAAGGAGTTATGCCATATCTTTTTGACATAAAATTTTTGTATGCTTGTTCAGCAAACTTTTGATGTTTTTCTATAACTTCAACTTCTGAGTACATTATTGTTTTTGAGTTTTATTATTATATTCAGTTAAACACATCTTGCAAACTGTGCTGCCATCTTTTGCTATTGCTTTTTGACAACCACAGGATATTGGTTTATTGCAATTTTTACAGTTCATTTTTCTAACATATTATTTTACTTAGTAATTTTTCTGCATAGTTATATAATTCCATCCCTTTTTTAGGATTAGTACAATACTCTACTTCTGCTACTGCGGCATCAATTAGAGTTTTAATATAATTCATTTGTCTTAGCAAGTCTTCCCTTTCACTGCTAGGTTCACAAGGTTTGACATCTATGTCACACAATTTATTATAGTAAGTAGTAAGAAGATTTGTTACTCTCAAATGATTATATTCTACATATACTTTGTCATTAGGAGAAACACTGTATCTGATAACATAAACGCCATCAGGTAATTTCATACGCTTTGTGCCACAATCAACTTTTTGAAGTGCAAGAACACACGCATTTAAACAAAGATCAAATTCATGATCAACTTTTATTAATACGGGAGCAGTAAACCCAGGCATTGTAATTAATAATTCACTACAATCTACATTTAATTTTTTAGTATATTGACTTGTATCTTTGACACATAAGACTTCACAATTACTAACCGTAGGTACTTCTAAGCTTAAAATATGTTTTTCTGCCATTATATATATGTATTTAGTCCGGAATAACTACACTACAACAATAATATACAAAATTAATCATACAATATAAAATAAAAAAGACAGGACTTTTAGGTCCTGCCTTTCTTAAAATAATATGAAATCTACTTAAATTATATATTAAGCATCTGGTGTTTCAATCTTAACCATGTTCTTCACGTCATTAGCTAAAGTTTCAACCCTAGTCATTAGGACATCCATTTTACTAATTAGATCTGAATCTGAACACTTAACAAAAATTTCATATAGATATTGATCATTATCAAAAGTTCCTGTAGGATTATTAAATCTTGGAACACTGTGTTGAATATAATAAGATCTGTATAAAGCTGATCTATCTACAGCTGCTAAAATCTTATCTGATCCTTCAATCTCTCTAATTCTTGCGCTATCAATTGCTCCTTGACTAAATGGATTTTGTGCATAAGCTTCAGATAACAATACTTTTCTTAGTACTGTTTCTCCAACTGTCTGCTGCATTTTACCAGGAGTTTTTGCAGATGTACCACATGAATCACATGGGTCACCTTTCATGTCAACAAATGACAACTCAACTGATAAAGGCTCTTTTCCATAGAAGTCTCTTGTATCAAATGATGCATTTCCAAATGTACTCTCAACATAAGCAGCTTCAACTTTAAGTGTAGCTGATACATTATCTGATACTGGATCTGTACTTGCAGTATATGCACCAGAAACTCCAGCATCTAATACTTGAGAAATAGTTTTAGTAGCATTACTACCGTTTGTGTTTATTACAACACCACCACCCGTAGCTTCTTGAATAAAAGGTTTTACAACTGGATCAGCTAATAACATTCTACCAATTGTAGCTAGAGCTACAGCTGGATCAACGTGAGTCTGACCATCTGCACAACATACTGAACCACTGTCTCCAATAGCGTATATGTTTTTATTTAAGAATCTTAGAGCAGGTGATCCTTTTATATCTACTCTTACATATTGTGTTTCACCACATGGGGAACAATCTTTACCGATTGATACCTGAGCCGTAGCTTTTACTGGGTTAACACATGCACCTTTCCAAAGAGCGTTAATATACTTTGGATTGATACCTTTAGACTTTACAGATTCAGAGTAACCTCCATGTCCTGGATTGTTACCAATAGAGTCTGCTGTCTGATAATTTCCTTGAACTAGGTATAATAGACCGTTGTTACCAAGTGAACCATTTGCAGTTGCAATAGTTTGCCAGTCACTACTATCTACTAATCCTAATGTTCCTGCTGGTAAAGCTGAAGTCGCTGTGTTAGCGGTTGCATCAACTTCTGCAACAACAAAGCTTTTTACAAAAGCGTGATTAAAATAAGCCATAATAAATTGTTTTTAAAGTTTATAAATAAAATTAATAAATGTATACCTTCTTAGGTATATAAATAATATACAAAATATTTCACTAATAACAAACTAATGTTAATTAGATCGTTCAGCAGATTGCATGCCTCTTTGCATCTGTATAACATTCTCTATGTCACCAGCAATGAGTGCTGCAGCTTCATCTATAATTAACTCTACAATGTCATCTCTGAACTCACTTTCAACATTAGTTGAAGTGGTTGTTCCATCTTGTGGATTTACACATCCAGGAATTTGTATAGTAATTGGTTTTCTATAATACGTTAGTGTTGGTCTGGTAATAGAAAAATCACTTGCTCTATATATTCTAACTGTATTATTTATAAATGTTGCTATAGTTTCTGCCCATTCAAAATCCGGTTTCTTTAACGGATCTCTTAATATTAAATCAATATTTGCTTCTTCTACTAGATAGACTGTCATAGAATAAGGCTCCTTACAGCATTCTGATTTTGCTTTTGTACTGAGCCTTTTATATTCTAAATAGTTATCTGGTAATCCATTAGCTTCAAAATAATTATCATTTTCTGAGCCTGATAGATTTGTTTCTGTTAAAAGTACACTAAGATCATCTATACGTCTTTGAGAACCTTCATCACCTTCTTTAAACTGGTTCATACCATGAAGTTGTCTTCTTGTCCATTGTAGTGCAGCTTTATTGAAAGCTTCAATTATCTGCCAACATTCTAGGTTATCAAAGTCATTACTAGAGAGCTTGTTTAGTCTCTGTCTAAGTTTAATTTGTATGAGATCATTAGTCATATTTTAATTTTTTAAGCGTTCCAATATGGTTCAACCTTTTCTAGTAAGCTAGTAAGTGCTTCTTCATTTTCTGGATTCTTTAAAAATGCAACACATTCATCAGGTCTTTTTCCTAATTTAACACTACTATCTAAAGTCTCTATCCATCCATTAGCTTTAGTAGTTATAAATTTATAATATAGACAATCTTTAACTAGTGCTCTAATTTTAAGATCTTCCATTTTTGACCTAGCTGCATCTATAAATGTTTGTGTTGCTCTTTTCTTATTAGACTCAGAGCCTTCACCATTTATATACATATCCATGTTCTCATAAACAACATCATTAGAAATGCTTGTTGTATATTGAGTACTTTCTACATCTACTACTTTAGCTACGTATCTTAGTTTTGTTGGATTTTTGTCATATAATTTTTGTAGTTCTACAATAGCTCTGTTTCTTAGTTTGCTGAATTCAGTTCTAGTTGAAACAGTTTCCTCTACAGTGTCTAAATAAAATTTAGGTGCATCACCTGATGTCTTAGCATCCTTAAGAGATTTTGCTACAATTGAGAATCCCCCTGCCTTAATAGCATAAAGTTTTACTAAATCATAAGGGTCATTGTAAGGATCTAAAAATACGGGATCATTACCACATTTTATACTTATTCTTGACCAAAACTTATCATTGTCTGGTTTTAATAAAGTAAGCTTGTTCCAAAACTCTTTGTCTTCAGGATCTACAACATTAGCTGCTAGATCTTTTTCTAATTGTGAAACAACTGATCTAATTTCTTTTATTTTCTGTTCTCTTTCAGCTACAGCCAGTTTTTTAACTTCTGGTGCAAACTCATTAAGACCAGTTACATATCTCTTAACTCCATTTATTTCTAAACAGGCTAAGCTTTCTTCATGATAAACACCATCATGTAAGGCCATTCCATAATTTTCTAATCCCATATTGCTTTTGCTAGGATTAAAGTATGGGCGTACAGCAATACTACTATTTTGTTTGGTTTGCTGATACTTTTCTACTATTGTATAATCACTCATTTTTATTGGTTTTTAAAATTAATATTCAACTCAAAAGTACATAATTATGTACATTCTTAAAATATCTAATGCTGAGCCTAAGCCCAGCACAAGTTTTTTGAGTTACGCTGTAACTATTTTTAATGCTCCTGCAGTATGATAAATATCACCATTGACTAGACCTGCAGTTTTAGCTGCAGCATTGTTTGCATGATTTCTTGCTAAAAGTGCAGCATTACTAACTTTAGATATAGGGCCAACAACTTTGTTGACTTCTGCTATAACCTCATTAACATGCGCATATCTTGCTAAACCATGTTCAGCTCTTGGTGCTTTACCTAAAACAGAATCATCTACAACTTGCTTTACTTTTTTTATTGCCATGATATAATCTTTTTTACAGGTTAAACAAAAAAAAGGAGGAGGGTTTAATCTCCTCCCTTTTAATTAATATTAGAATGATCCTCCTGTAATTGGATTTCTCATTACAATTTTTAGAACTTTACTTGGATCTTTCACCCAGATAGCCGGCATGGTTTGAGTCATCATAACTCTATAACCATTAAAGTTACCAGTTGAAGCAAAACCTTGGTTTCTTCCCATGTAGTCCATAGTACCATTTTGGTAGAACCACTTAAGTTGATTATCCCAAGATAACTTCAATAAGTGAATGTTATCATTTCCGTTCTCTGTTACATCAAAAATAATGAAGCTGTAAGAACTTAATGGACGTCCGTCAATTAATGGGTTCTCAACATCATTAGTATGTAAGTTATCAAATGCTGGATTCAATACAAATTTAACGTTAGCTAAGAATGGAATAGTAAAGCTTGTGTAAGCAAAACCAAAGTCTAGATCCATTCCAGAACCTTTAACAGCTCCAATATCAGAAGCATTTTGTACTAAACCAGAACCATATACTTCATCAGCAATAGCTTTGTTGATCAACTGCATTCCACCAATACCTGTTTGTACAACAAGTGATCTTTGTGGATCTGGGCCTTTGAATTCAACTTTACCTTGGTAGAAGTTATATAATTCAGATTTGAACATATCAAGAGTGAAGGAAGATTTGTTATAAACTCTTTTAAATGAGTTATCTAACTGAGACCATAGACCAACTGATAATCTAATATCATCTGGACCATCTTGTCTAATTCTACCACCTTTACCCCACATTAGGTAAGTTTCAATGTCATTAGCAACTTTGCTTAAGTGCGCAGCTTCTAGATTTGTAATGAAAGATCTAGTCAATTGACCGCTTTCAAATGCATCTCTAGCACCTGATTTACCCATGCTTGCTACTAACTCTTCAATAGAGCTAACTGACATATTATCACCTGCACCAAAATTTCTCCAAATTTCAGTTACAGGAACTGTTCCGTCTGCATTCAATCCTCCTTTGATCATAAGATCAGCTCTAGAAGAAATTGAATAGTGTACGTGAGCTTCAGCTCCTCCTACAAAGTTGTAGAATTCTCTGAACCCTGAGCCAGCTTCAATATCACTGAATCTTTCACCATACTCTCCTCTTGCAGAACCTTTTCTAAAGAATTTAGTTCCTGAAGCTAAGTATTTGTTGTCTAAGATAGCAGCGCTATTATTGTTGACTAATTGTACTGTGTAGATGAAACCATCACCTGCAGGGATAATATCATCTGCTGTGATGTAAAGTTCTAATCCGTTATACTTGTCATAAGTGATAATATCACCATGTCCAAATGCACGTTTAGATAATTTTACTTTAAAGGTAGTTCCATCAATACCTTTAGAAGCGTTTGAAGACTCAATGTCTGCCACTATAAATGGTAGATCTTGAGCTACTGGAGTTTGCCATTTGTACTCGCCTCTAGCGTTGTCCACAAGAATTGTATTCTTTCCACCAAATGAAGCCATTTGATATAGGGGCATTTCAACTTTTTGAGTCATTGCCCATAAATCAACTGGACCTAGATCCTGAGGTTCTGCTGAACCTAGCATCGCTGTCAAGTGATAAGAATCAATGTGAGAACTTGCTTTGTAGCTTGTATCCCTTAGGAAAATTCCATTGTTTAAAACTGGAGTTGCCATAATTGATTGTAGTTTTTAATAGTTAATAATTAATGTTAAATGTAAATATAAAAATTCTTAAAATCTTTTAAATATGTTTTGTTGTCTTTTTAATTTCTTGCTTCCTCTCTTTACTGTAGTGTCTTCTTTTTGTTCTACTCCTAAAGAGGCTCCACCGCTATTTACTTGTTCAGTCTTTAATTTTCTGACTGTTTTCTCAATTGTTTTCTGAGCTCCTTTTTCCATAATCTTACTTTTGTAACCATCTGGATCTTGTAATAACCAAAGGGCTTCAGATATAAGACTATAATTAGGCTCAACAAATTGATACTTTTCAAGTAAGTGTCCTAACAGGTTAGTGTTACGTCCACTTACAGAAGGATAATTAGGTTGTACAAGTCCATTATATAACATTGACTGAGTCTTCTTGTCTATTTTTATATCACTCAAAGCTCCGTCTTTTAATGTATCATATACATTTTGCATATAATCTTTAGATGCTTGTTCTTGTTGTTTCTTTTTCATCTCCTGTTCCTGGAGTTTTTTGGAAACAACTTTTTCTTGCATCTTCTGTAACTTAGGTTGAAACTTAAGAGCTTGTTGCTCTAGCTTTCCTAAGTCTTTCCAAACTTCTACTTCCTCTGCTATCTCTTCTGCTGTACCATATCCGGTTGCAGAAAGGTATTCATGGATTACTCTTTCTTGTCCTCTCTCAGACTTTACATCTATAGTACTAGTTTCTTCAACTTGTGCTAGTGTCTGAAATAAACCTTTAAGATCTTTACCACCATCAAATACATATCTTGCAGCAATCTTTAATTCATCTGGCAAACTTTCAAAGAACTTAGCGGGAGTTTCTTTTCTAACTTGGTTTGCCTTTTCTTCCATGTTAGCGTCAATTAACTCTTCCCAATCTTTTGCTGAATAATCAGCTAGAGGTTTGTCATCATCAAAAGGAACAATCTTGTCAGATTTAATTAGCTTGTCAAATACATCAGCTATTCCTTCTATTTTCTTTCTACCTCTTTTTTTAGTTTCTGTTTCTTCTTCATCTGTTTCTTCCAAAGAATCTAAAACATCATCTAAAGTTGCAGCTGGTTCCTCTTCCTTTTTTTCTGCTTTTGGTTCCTCTTTAGCTTCTTCAGCTTTAGGTTCTTCAGCAGCTGGCTCCTCAGCTACAGGCTCTTCAGCCTTTTCTTCTTTTTTATCTAAAAAATCTAAGTCAGCCTTGTCTTTTTTAGAAAAGATATTTTTTGGTTTTGCTTCTGGAGTTACTATTGCATCAGCATCTGGTGCTGCGGCAAATAACTCATCTAAATTTATATCCACTTTTTCAACAGTAGTGTCCTGTGTTTTATTCTCTTGTGCCATAATTGTTGGTTTTAATTAATAATATTATTATGTACATATACAATATAAGAATTAATATTGACATGTAAACTTATAATATTTTATTATTTATAACATTTTGTGCAATATATAGCTAACGTTAAAAATCTTTTTTACAAATTAACTTTCTTTGTCATATTTGTTTTTATTCTCTCTTGCTATTTGTAGATTTTTATTAGCAATATCTCGCTGTGTAGCTAGCTTTTCTCTGTCTATTTGTAGTTTGGCTTGAGCTTGAGCATTCTTCTGAGCGTTCTGCTCTCTTTTCATGTTCATTTGCTCTCTGTATTGTGAAGTTTGTTGAATATCTTTTAAGGCATCTTGATAGTCTGACTGCTTATTTTCATTTAGGTCCATCATAGATCCATAACCTGCAGCTCTTATTTCAGCAACTGTAATATTATTTTGTCTTTCTTTATCCGCTTCATTAGACTGATATTCAAGTTTCAACTGATTCTCTTCAGCTTGAGCTTTCAATTGCTCTTCTTGCATCTGTCTTTGCTGTTGCATTTCTTGTTGTTTCATAGCCTGAGTTTTTTGCTCAGAGTCTTTAAGAATATCAGTTACTTCTGCAATTGAATCTGCTTTTAATATATTACCTAAATCATAAATGCTTGCACCCGTAGTATTGTTAGTTAGTGCCATTTGTTTTAACTGCTCTAATACTTGTCTATGATTTGTTCTTGTAGTAGCAAAAATATTAAAGTCTCTCATTAATAAATCTGTGCCATTAATTGTAAAATTAACTTTTTCAGCTGCCGTAGAAATATATTGCAACCTTAAACTTGGAGTGTTGCTGTAGTAGTACTGAGCCAGATCAGTTCTCATTTTGTGTACTCTTGGCATAAGATTATCTGAATGATTTATAAAGTAAGTCTCAGTTTGTGCAAATGACTGCTGTAATGCTTGTGTAACACCAGTAGCTGTTTGTTGTGCTACAGGTCCTCCAAGTCTTTGCGGGTTGATTCCTATTGCCTCAAAAGCTTGAGACTTAAAATAATTTGCTAGTTGTATCCTTGACATTAATCTATTAGTTTGCTCCATGTTTAGAGTTTGATAATGATTAAAGTTAGTTGCATTTTCTGTATTTGTTATTGATGTATCAAGAGGTAGCATCTGAAAATCTTTCATTGCTACAAATGCCTTAGCATAATTATTTTTGCCCCAATCTTCTCCCATACCATGACGTGGTAAAGCATTTTGATCAAACATAATAATTGTACCTAGTTCATCAACAAGTATATCTGCTATTTGATTATTTACCATATTGTAACCAACTTGGTAAGCTTTCATTAAATCTACTAAGGATGTAGATCTAGTATTTCTATCAGAAAATACTCTACCTTCAACAGGTAGTTTACAACCATATAAAGTTTTATCTCCTTTAAATTGGAAAGGTATTCTTCCTGGTTTTACTTTATCAATCCCTAAATAAATAGGATCAACATTATTACCCATTTCAGAACGCCATCCTGTAGGAGAATTTGGACCTATTTTTACACCACCCCATACTTCATTAATCCAAATGTAATCTACATGTTCTCCTTCTAATAAATTTTCTTTTGTTTTATTTTTGATTAACGTAGTATCATATACAGGCTTCATTGAAACTTTAAATGTTTCATCTACTAGTTCTTGCATAACAGTTCCATCTTTCTTTATGCAAGTAAGATGACCAACTTTTCTTTGTGTTTTCCAGTAAACTGTGGTTACACGCATAAGATCAGCTTCACCCCATTGCATAACATCTTCCCCTTCATTTAGAATTGCACTTACTATATCACCGCCTCTAGCTGGATCATCTGACCAATTGCTTATATATCTTCTAAAGTTTAAACTTGGAGCGTTTGTATTCCAAGCATGTGATCTACTTGCATCATAATATGAACCGTCATTCTGATATCCATTAACTTGATACATAGAAGATCTAGCAGGATATATTTTGTTTAAAGACTTTAATTGTTTTTCATTCATCAAATATCCATACTTATCAATAACATCTGACACAGTCATAAGATCCATCTTACCTGCATAGTTTGAATCAGATATATATCTTGTCTCTGGAGACTTTTGATAAAAAGTTAAAACAGGATTCCATAATTCTACATCATAATCATCTTCTAGCATTCTAAAATGCCAAAACTCTCTATCAGCAATAAGCATATCTCTAAAAGCTCTTTCTTCAAGTTCTTGCATTTTAAATCTTTCAATGTCTACATTCATTTGATGAGTAGCCCATTCTTCAACCATACTTCTATAAGACTTACTAAAAAAATCTTCTATTTCAGGTAGTGATTTAATCTTTTGTGGATCCATCATTTCCTTTGCTTCTTCAGAACCAGGATTAAGACCCATCTCTAACATCTTCATCAATTGTTTTTTTTGTGCGTCCGCAAGTAAGTTCTGTTCTACCAAGGCTCTTTTTGATTCTAACATCTCATTGTATGATGTATCATCTACAGCCCTAAACTGAACTTTTGAAAATCTTTTTGAAAACTCTCCACTAAGTACATTAACTACATTTGGGATAATAGGATAAAACTTTAATTCAAGTGCTGACTCATCTTCTTTAGTTAAGACATCCATAAGATCTTTATGGTCATTGTCTTCTTCAATGATATAATCTTTTTTGTCTATAATACCTTTGGCAAGTTTATAGTTTTTTAATAGCTTTCTTGCATTTCTACGCAGGAATTCCATTCCTTGTAACTCAAGCCAATCTAAATTCCAAGCTGACCAGTCATCATTCTTTTTGTTAGCCGGTAAAAACTGGATTGGTTGTGTTAAGGATGAAGATACATGACCTCCCTCTTTTTTGGCTCCTGCCTTGAGTTGCATTGCATTAAATACTCTCATGCTATCTTATATTTTTAAATCCTGATCTTTTTTTGGTTCTTCCTATGCCTTTATTGCGTCCCAAATTTCTAAACGCACTATACTTTAATTTATACAAATTTTCTTGATTATCCAAGGATTTTGATGTTGATTCACGCCTTTTAAGGTATCCTCTATTAGATTGTTGCACTTTTGCAAAAGCTATTAGTGCAGAGAAGGCTACAAGTCTATCTACGTTAAGTCCAGGATAATAAGCTAACATTTCCTTTAATAACATAGGATCTGGTATTCTTTCAACACCAAGCGTTTGACTAATAACAGAACCATTTATATCAGTTTCCTCATCAATCTGTTCTCTTATAAATTCTATTGCGTATGATATTAAATGATTTTTAAAAAGTGTTCCTGTATTCTTCCATCCATATTCTTGATATACTGTTCTGTTTGAACCAAGATCTTTTAAAAATAAAATTTGTTGTTTTGGCACTAACCATTTTTGTTTTCTTTTGGCAATCATATGCTGTATAAATAATGATATATTATTTTCTACAACAGTCCATGCTTTATACCACTCAATGATTTTTTCTAACTGCTCATGAGTTTTGTTTATATCATCATACCTACCACACCAAGCAGCAACAATTTTATCTTTTTCTATAATAGTTTCTATACCGTCCGGTGTCTCTCTTCTTATCTCAACAGGATTTTTATAAACAAATATACTACACAAAGAATCTGATGTAGTTGTTTTACCTTCTGATACCGGGTCAACAGAAGCATAATACATTCCAAAATCAGGATTTTTAATGGGTCTTTCCCATACAACTAGTACCCCTTCTTTGTTAGTAGCTTTTTTATCTACAGGAAACTTACTAATAGGTAATCTGTTACTTCTTTTAGCTACTATACCTTCTTGTTCCCATTCTAATTCTATATGCTCATAACTGTAATCTTTGTCAATTATTTTTCTCATTTGCTTTTGTAGTATACCTTGAGGAAATATAGATTGTTTTCTGTAGGCAAAAGCTTCTGCTATATTCATAGGCTTCTGAGAAATCCTTAGTTGAAACTGCTCAGGAGATAATTCTGACTTCCATCTTTTTCTTTCAACATTAATGGATTCAAGTGCTTCTTCTATTTTACTATTTCCAAAATCATCAATGTAAGGAGGCATTGACCACTGTTCTGGTATAAACAGACCTGCTAGCCCTGAAGTGCCGTCAGCGTCCATTAAATTAGTTTCTACAGCGTATATATCATTTACTGTAGGATTAAGAATCATTTCTTTGAGCGGATTGCATTGTTCCAGATCACCAACTGAACCAGCAGCTATAAACATACCAGTTGTCATCATACCTGAAGACATAGCAGGTCTAAGATATTCATAAGTATCCATCATCTTTGGAGCAATACCTGCTTCTTCATGAAAAAAGTAAGTTGTAGGTCCACCAACTCCAGTAGTTGCATTCTTTTCAAATGATGCTCCTTGAATTTTAGATTTTAAACCACGGGCTGTTTTTCTATTGTTTACACGGACTTCAATCTTTTGTTCCCATAGTAAAACTTTTTCTGGTGTTGATGGTCTATACCAAGCTGTGTGTTCATTAAGAAATGTTTTGTACTCATCTAAAAACTTCCAAGAACCTTTATCATTTATGTAATCTTTTAGTGATGCACCTATCTTACACACAGATCCCTCTTCAAACCAATAAGTATTTATAACCTTGGCCATATGAAAATATGATGATGCTATCTGACGTTTCTTTAATATTGCACAGTGTTTATTATTAAGCTCTGCTAATATCTCATATAAAGCCATATGGTACTGAGCATCTCTTACTTTTGCAAAACCATATTTTTTTTCTTCTTTATCATATATAGGCAAAAAATTAAGCCACATATAATAATCTCTAGTTACAAACCAAGTCTTTTTATTTACTGTGTATATTACACCATTTCTGCATTTGTTTTTTTGATCATCCCAATATGCCATAAAGTCTTTAGACCTAAAAGGAGAACCACAATAGAAACCATCTTCATTAAATCTGCGTGCTTCTGCATTAAACAAAAAAGCAGTTTCATTAAAATCATATTTGCCTGGTTCAGAAAAAATAGATAATACAAATTTGGCTAAGTCTTCTTCAGACTTAAATTCAGTGGTAGTCCACTCTCCATCTTTGTATGTTGGGATAGATTTACTCATCAACTAAAACAGCAAATATATCACCTGCTGCTATTAGTAAGTGATCTTCTCCTTCATGTTTCATTTTGGTAGGTAATGCATAGTCTGCATATTGTATACAATCACCTACTTTTACCTCATCAACTTCTTTACCTACTGCAATAACATGACCTTTTAGTTCATCTTGTCTTTGACTTTCTGGTATCATAATGCTTGTTCCTGCAAAGTATGCATCTGCATCTTTCTTTTTGATAAGTACTCTTTTACCTACTGGTATTACTTTGGTTTTCATAATTTAAATTTAATTTACATTTGATCATAAGCAAGACCTTGTCCACCGCGGACAGAACTTTCTTGCTCAGATTTCATATCAGTAAATGCTCCCTTGTATGATTGTCTAATTTGTTCAAACTTTGAAGCAGCATTTACCATTGAGTTAATATTACCATCTCTTCCATGCTCTATCTGTGTAACTTCCATGTACTTAGCAAGTCTATCAAGCATAGATTTGATACCCACGTATGCTCTATACGTTGGTGTTTCATATAATTTTTTACACATATCTAATGCGTATCTAATTTTAGAATCTTCTGTAGACTCTTCTAATTCTATTTCTTCAATTATTATATCTTCTTTTTCATGCTCAGGTAAATTAAAAAAAGGATTTAAATCTGGATTAGGGCATGACATATAAAACAAGTATTGATATACTTGCATATATGTTTCAGGATAAGTTTTCATTATTTCTTTTAAAAACTTTATTGTATAGCAATGTTCTGTAGGTACTGCTTTGCCATTTTGTATATCAAATATTCTAACAATCATAATATAAAATTAAAGAGACATCCATTATTCCTAAATATAAAACATGCTCAATAGAACATGAGTCTTCATTTATATAGTTTCTATATCCAAGTAAAAACCCTGGTACTATACCCATATTAATTTCCCAACGTTGTAACATTATTCATATATTTTGTCAAGATCAATACACACAAGTGGCCAACCAGTTTGAACATATCCATTAATTACCCTAATTGAATGAGTTGGCGCAGTTCCTGTTAGTGTAACACCATAATAACCATCACTCAATAATGTAGTACCATCATTTAAAAATACTTTATTACCTGCTGCTGGTAAACTATTTGCTGTACCATTATGTTTATAAGTTTGGTTCGTAATAGAACTACATGCTCCATTAAAAACTGTAACAGTACTAGACGTGTATGCTACTGTACCTGTATTACCAGTGCCTGTATTACCTCCTTGGTTACCATTACCTTGTCCGCCCCCTTGGTCAACTGTATCACCACTACCTACTGTAACAGGTGAATATGCATTTTCATTCATAAGTGCTACAAGTTGAGCGTAAGGTTGTTTAACTACAACAAAACCAGCACCATCTTTCAAAAAAACTTCATTAACATCTTTAACCCATGTTTTTGTTTGAATGTCCCAGTGTGGTCTTACCATTGAAATAAGTTCTGAATGAACAGTCATTTCTTGTGGATAGTCACATACTACTTTAGGATGTCCATTATTATCTATTTGGACATAAGGTATTACAGTCATTAATGTTATTTTAGGCATTTTTATTTTCTTTAAGCCATTTAATAAGTTGAACTACTTCATCCTTAAGATATGGCAAGTTATACATTTTTATGTCTTCTATTACTGGTTCCCCATCTACGTGTTCATTGATAGGATAACCATTAGAATCTGTTCCAACTTGTTTAAATTTAACATGTTGAATTTTAAGATTTCCAACCTTTAGTTTAGGGTTGTGCTTTTTAATAATATACGCATAAATACTCAATTGTAAGTTATAATGATTCAAATTACAATCATCTAAATGACTTACTGGATTATACATCTTGCTGGTTATACCCTCCCAATTAGTAAATCCTTTTTCTTTTATCTCTTTATTTGTTTTGTAATCAGTGATGTTTATATACCCATTTACAATCTCTACTAAATCAGCCTGCCCACATAAACCTGCTGACTTTAGATATACTAATAACTCAGGATAAATACCACTAACTAGCTTTTGATCTAGTGCTATTTTAGCACCTTCCTCATTAAACTCAGCTCTAAATATTGGTAGTGTAGAACCATATCTTTTTATATTATCAAACTGTATCATGTCTGCTTCTCTTTGATCATGATAAAAATTACCTAGTTTTATTGCTCTGTCTGTTTCATTTTTCCAAGCTTGTAGTATTTCTTTTTCTGTCATACCAAACCACTTAGAACGTTTATTCTTAGAAGATTTTTTAGCTTGTGCTTTTGCATCAAACTTAGGTTTAAACATACCTATAAAACCAGTAACGCTAGTCCAATTTATTTTATCTTGATCAGTGCTTTCATAAAGGTGACCTTCTTCTTTGAATACAATTGCCATCTTAGTAACTTATTGATGTATACCACATGCCATTTTGAGCATTTATGTTATACGTTGTTTTATTTTCTTTATATATATAATTAATCATTATCTATTAATTTTTGTTCTTCTAATTCTGTAAGTAATGCTTCCCATTTTCCTGCTGGACATTCTGATGACATAGATCTTGACTTCCATTTCATAGAACAACCACACAAAGAACAACAAGGCTGTGTGCCTGGCGCCATACATTTACTTCCTTCTGTATCAAACTCTTTACAGGACTCACATATTTTAATTCTAGATGCAGCAATTTTTTCTACATACTCAGTTCTAAAAATATCATTTTTAATACCATCATAAATTTGATCTATGTTTTTAAGTGCATTAATGTATTTACTTATTGGCATTCTTATTCTTTTTAAACTGTTTTTTGTTTTCTATATTGTCATCTATAATTCTCAAAGCAGATTGCATCTCTTCAAGTTTTTTATTTATTGCATATGTTTTTTCATATCCTTCATAAGTTCTTTTTCTCAAATTACCAAGCATACTTTTATTTCTTTTAATAGCTTTTTGCAACTTGCCTTTTCTAATAAAAAAAGTACCTAGACCATCAACCAGAATTCTGGGATACTCTAGTGTAGATAAAGATTTTCTAACTTTTGCATAATAAAAAGATATAAAATCTTCTACAACTTTAGGATGGACACCAACCTCTTTAGCTATTTCTTCCTTAAACTTTTTGTGGCTCTTTGGTCTCACGTCCTAAAATTTTATAATCTAACAAAACAATTCCTTCAACTTGAATATTCATGTCACTATTTAGGTTTATTGTTTTCTTATTTACTCCATTTTTAATAATCAATCCTTTTTTTTCTGCTTTAGTTATTGCATTTCTTGCAGATTGATTGCTTTTGAAAATATCATTATCAGTCAAGTATATACAAAATTTTGTAAGTTCTACTCCAGCTTTCTTTGCTAGCTTAGTTAAAAGTTTTAAATCTGTATTACTTATATGTATATCATTAAAAAAACAGTGTGACAATATTTGATATGCTACTGTATCCTCTATTGTCACTTGCTTTTTAAACTCTACTTTATTTACTATTGCCATTTTACAAACTTAGTATAATATCAATTAATCTTTCATCTGGGTAACAATCTGTTTTATCTCTTCTTACGTTAGTATGAGTTAATAAACCTTTTACTTTACCATAGTAAGCATCTTCTTGAAAATCAAATGCTTTTACAGGTCCATATTTTTGTATCCATTGTTTAAGACCTAATCTAACATCAATACCATCTCTTTCAGCAATATACTTTATCCACTTTTCAACTTCTTCCATTTGTCTATCAGTATAAGAATGATATTGAGTATAGCCTCTAAAAGGTTCTTTAAGTGTATAAATCTGGTCTTCTTTAACTCTTGTATTAACATAAGTCTTTCCATCTTTTAAGTATCCAAATGCACATATCTCAATACCAGTAGAATGTCTATTCATATGACCACTACCTGTTTTGCCTAAGTGCCATCCATAACCTCCAATAGGAAAAGCCTGTACCATTACTCCATCATAACTATCATTACCTGTAGTAGAGCACTTACCTCCTAGTACAAATTCTGTAGCAACTCTACCTCTAGTATCTCTTCCCCAATGATCAACAACCTTAAAAGGATTCTGTCTACCAGCCGTATGATGTAAAAAAGCATATTCATTTACTACAGGACCTTCAAGATATTCTCCTTTTGGTAAGTAGTATCTGTGTATAGTTTGACTAAATTTAGTTTCCCATACTGCAGATTGATTATCAGTATCTTCATCTATAGCTTCTTCTTGGTATGTAGCCCCTACAAGAAGACGCTCCCAAGTAGATGCACCTACTATACCATCTGGTTTAAGATCATAAGCTAACTGAAATCTAATAACTGCTTTTTCTGTTGCTGGACCAAACACACCATCTTGTGTTAATTTTAAAATAGTTTGTAATTTGTGTATTTCTGGTCCTTTATCACCCTTCTTGATTAGTTTCATCACTTTGGTTTTGGTTATTAGCTTCTTGTTTTGCAAATGATTGCGCCAAGAACATAGATGCTTGTAATCTTTTAGCTCTTTGTTCTTCAATGTCAGTTAAAAGAGTTTCATACTCTAACTGAACTTTTAAGTGCTTACTTCCGTCTTTGTAGAAATTTGTAAGCTCTTGTCTTCTTTCTTTGACCTCTTCAGGAGTCAATTGCTCCTCTGGAGCAGTATTCATATCTATTGCCATATTATTGGTTTTAAGTTAAACAATATATAACAAAGATATAAATAAAGTTTAAATAATAAAAGTTTAAAGTGAATTATCTTGTTGTAAACGTGTGTAATGAGAATAAAATAAGGCCTGAGAGTAATATTCCTAAGATTGCTTCATCATTCTGTGTTACTTGTGTTCTATCTTTTCTATCCCAAGATGGTTTTGCTGGTCCACAGCTGCTAGATAGTAAAAAGAATAGTATTGTAATGATTATAGTCTTTTTCATGATTTGAATGTTTGTTTTTTACCTCCGTTATAAATATAAGCATGCCCTTCATCTACTAACATTTGATTCAAGCACATTTCCTTTCCTTCTATGTCTTTGACATATATTTCACCTAATACACGTCCATACTTACCTGTACCGTGTGATTTAAGCCTACATAATCCAGAATCACAGCTAACGTCTAAAAGTATTTCTTTCGTGCGTGCTTTGGCGGCTAAACCTTTTTTCTTTTCAGCTTTATCACGAGTTCTAGATTCCCACGTATCTACGCCTTTCAATCTTATTCTACGTTTTATCCACGTATCAAACCCCAGGTCAATCATAGCATCAAAGGTATCCCCGTCTACTACCCTCACTAATTTAGCCCTATATACGTATTTATCCATTATATTTCTTTTTCTGATACTAAGGTCATTGTAGTATTAGCTCTATTTCTTAGATATTGATCTATTGTCCACTCAGCAGTTCTATCTGTTTCTACTGTTACATGTGATATAGTTTCATGCTGAGGTCCTGATTCAACAACTTTAAATATTTGTTTGGTTTTAATATCCATTAGACTTTGTTTTTATTAAGGCATTCTATTACGCATTTAAGATCTTTGTAATCATAAAATGTTACTTCGGCTTCAGGAATTTCTACGGACCACATCTTTTTTTCTTGTCCGTTTCCACTATCATTAGATACAAAACATACGTTTCCTACGTTATACGTATAGTAATGTATATCTACGTCTAGATTACTTTCTTCTTTTGAAACGATACATTTCTCAAAACCTAATTTTATTATACTATTTTCTGTCATAGCCACTCTTCTAGTTTTTCATGAATTGACTCAGGATATTTAGTGTTCAGCATATCTTTTAGTACTGCACATTTTTCATACTCTTCAGTCTCTATAAAGTAGAGGATCATATTCTCATACTCTTCTTTAGTAGGGCCCACACTAGTATTATGAGCTAGTACGAAGCCAAACTCACTCTCACTGGCCTCTAATACATAGTCCATACTAACTTTATTAGTCAAGAACATAAAAGAATTATTATACGCAAAAGAAAGCATTTCATCTTCTTTCTGCATTTCTTCTACAGTCTTCCCGTAGCCGTAATCTTCTTGTTCTTCCATACCATCCATAGTATTACCCTTATACATCCAATATACAAAAATTTTTCCCCACCTAAAAAAAATGTGATGTATTTAGCATTGGCAAGAGGTCCTATTGTTTTGCTCCCCAACTAAATTTTGGTAGGGGTCTACCCCCTATCATTAATTAATGTTTAACCTAATAATTTTACACTATGTACTATTTTAAAATTACTGAGAGCAACAAGGCTCTCATCACAACAGACTCACCACTAGGTGGAGTAGAAACTATCACTAAGAAAGTTGGTGGTAGAGAAATGCAAGTCAGACAGCAAGCAGGGAATGGTAATGTCCGCTTTGGATTTACTGCTATAAACCCTGAAGACGGAATGGCTTTAAGAGCAGAACTAAAGGTAGGAGATGAAATCCAATCATTAGAACTGACTGAGAAAAAGGTAGTGAACCAATCAACAGGAGAAGAATTTGACAACCTGTACTGGGCACACTAAAAGAAAGGGGAACTACATGTTCCCTTTTTCACTTATCTAGTTCCAATGTTGGCTTTTGCAACTATTTTGCTATCAAAACAAATTAATTGTGTGTGTTACGCAGTTAAAGTGAGGCAATATATCCACAAAATACCACCTTTTACCACTAGAATAAAATAAATGCACAGTATATATATAATATAGCTAACGTAAGAGCACAAACATTAAATTGGGTTTGGTTCGGAGATTGACAATTGAGATGCAAATCATGAGTCCACGTTATATCACACTCTTATGTTAGCTTATATATAGTATTGTCTCTCTCTTATATGAAGAGTACAGTACCCGCAATATTGTTTAACCCATAATTCACTTACAGTTATGAAAATAAAATATATAAAACCAGGTGCTTTTGTTAAGCACAATAATGAGATTGGTGTTACATTAGTAGCATCAAACAATGATGCCGTAGTCAACTTCTTTGATGAGTATGGTGATCATAGAATAGTTCAAGCTCAAGATGTAGAATACCCAGAAGATGTGGAGTTACAGAATGAGTTATTGTTAAACCGTGGACTTAGAGAGTTAGCCTTGAATAATAATCTAATACAGATTGATACTTGGGGTGATGATTATCTAAGTCTTGTAATGTCATTTGCCTAATATGAGAAAATTAATGTACGTTGTAGTGGCTCTATTCGTTTTAGGGCCAGTACTAACATCTTGTAGCTCATCCAGAGGAATGTGTAAAAGTAAAAAGAAATACTATAAAGCACAGAAATGCTGGAATGCTAAGAAGCAAAAGTATACAAGATGCTAAGCTTAATCATAGGTATAGCCTACTTACTATTAGTAGGCTTATACCTTTACTTACACACTAAATAATATGAAATATTTATATATCATTGCTTTATCGTTGAGTTTTATTTCTTGTAACTCTGATGATGACATAGCAATACTTGAGTCAGAAGTATTTATATATACTATTGACCCTAACAAGGAACAGTATGAAGGAGACATGAGTGATTACCAGTATCTGTATTTAGCACATACAAGTGATAAATCATGTGAAACTTTAGCTGATTGGACTACTTATAACTATACATCTAATGGACCATTGTCATATGAAGACTATTTAATCTATTATTTTCTACCTCCTTACTCTATAGGATATGGTAGTAAACCGGATTATAAAATATTCAGTAACAATATCTATGATATAGAAGTAGATTCAACGGAGATCAGTTGCAATAATAATATTGGTGAGTCATTACTCATTACTAATATGAGCACGCTGATTGAGAATGGAGACCTTATTATTAACTTAAATTAAAAAATATGGATAGTCCTTTTATTAAGAGGTTACTCAAGTTTATACTTGTGGTACTTCAACCTTTGTGTGCTGTTTGGTTAATCCAAGTAGCAATCATTGATTACAGCTGGTTACCTGCACTATGTGTAGCACCAGTAATGTTTCTATCATCAATAGTGCATTTAGCATTACTTGATAGAATTAAAATCTTACCTAGCATAAAATTTACCAAGAAATCACAGATTGGCTTTTCAATAGGCTTATCATCTAATGGATCTCTTGCAATCTTAGTTCCTTTCTTATACTTAGTAATAAGCTATAATGAAGATACGGCCCTTGAATTATGACACCAGTGTCGTACTAATAATAACATAGTATTATATACTATAATAACATTAGTATTAAGGCTAAAGAATAATTGGTTAGGTAAGTGATAACCATTGTGTGAGATGGAGCAGTTACTTATAGTTAGTTTTTGTTTAGTATAATTTTAATTTTTCATGGATACTGCTCCTGACCACACATATTTACCTAATTATTTTTCTCCCAAGCGGAGATTTGCTAACATTTTAACACTTATAACAATGAAAAATATAATTTATTTACTGTGCTTGATGATAAGTATACCTGTATCAGCACAAATTGCAAAATGTCAATCAAGTAAGACTATAAAATGCTTGTATAAAAAGCCTAAGCAGGCTAAGAAGTATGAAAGATTTCAAGATGCGTTCTCAGAATGGATAGCAGATCATCCATTAAAGAGAGATGACGTATTAAAATATCATACAGGAGCAATAAAGTATATTGCACCTAATGATGTATATGATGCTGTATTTGATTATGAGATTGGCCCTTTAGATTTACATCAGTGTGCAGATGCAGCTATGTATCTATGGGCATCGTATAACTACAGTAATGGGCCTGAATTCTATGAAAGACTAGTATTTAATGGTGCAGATGGTACTGAATATAACTATCTAGGCTATTTAGAAACATCAGGTAAAGAAGATAACTGCAAAACATTCAGAAGATGGCTTGATCTTGTGTGGACTTATGCTAATACATGGTCTATATCAGAATATAACCTTGTTTCTGTACCTATTTGGGATATCCAACCAGGTGATGTGTTAATTGTAGGTGGTTTTCCTGGGCATGCAGTAAGCGTTGTGGATGTGTTGTTAGACTCTGAGACAGGACATAAGTATTTTATGTTAGCTCAGAGCTTTATGCCTGCTCAGGAGAATCATATACTTAAAAATCCTGCAACAGGAGATGTGTGGTATCAAATAGAAGCATATATGACACATGTTAGAACACCACAATATACGTTTCACATAAATGATTTAAAAAGATGGCGCAACAGATAGAAGTACCAATACCCTTTGACACTGCATACAAGCTCATTAGAAGTGGGCTTGTAGAGCATGTCAACAGAGATGCAGTAGCAGAATGCTTAATGGAGACTATGGATAAAGAAAGTATAGCAATAGTTATTATGCTACTGCAAGAATCTGAACCATATGTACCTTTACTACCAGGTGATTATGTAAAATTTCACCGTAAATCAGCATACTTTGCAGATAAATATGACACTGATGTCCTTTTAGACATGGGATTGATGGTTGATGATTATATGTTTGGTAGAATACCATATAAAGATGATTATGGTAATACACCTAAAAGATTTAGTCCAAGACAGAGTGTAGAATTACTTGTTTATAATAACAAAAAAGAGTATGACACTGAAAATATGAGACTAGATACACATAATCTTACATATGTTGCAGAAGATGACATTCCTTATCTGAAAAACAAACGTGCACAAGATATATAAGAGATTTGGTATAGTTAACTGGGAAGTTATGTCTAATCCTTCTATTAAACCACAAGAAAAAGCATTGTATTCTATATTATGCGTCTATTGTGGAGATAAAAGAGAGTGTTTCCCATCTATATCAACACTTGCAGATATAATGGACTTGAGTCAGCGTCAAGTAAATAGATTAATAAAAAATCTTAAGATTCATGGCATTATTGCAAGAAAAGGACGTAAAATCCTTTTATTAGATTAGTGCGTTAGCTATTATTATGCTAACTATTTACCAATTGAGCCGGTAATATACACTATTAAACCAGTAAGACTGTATAATTTTTGTTACTTTTGATTTGACTCAGATGTAATAAGATGATACTACAACTCCCAAATGGCAGAATTATAGAATGTTCGGTAGAACAGTACTTATCTATGTCAGATCAGGAGATAAAAGACCTTAATGGTATTGGCTCAGCATATACAAAAGAAGTAGGTAACCCATTTTATGGTTTGTATGCTAATACAACGTTAGCACGCAAAGAAGCTATGGAAGATATGAAGTCAGAAAGGGAATATGAACCCAGACTAGATGAAGTATCTGATGTAGATAAAATGAATGATGACTACTTTCACTCAGATGATATCTGATTAATCAATTTTTTCACCTTTTAATATTTTAATTATGTCAACAGTCAAAATTATGGCTGATGAACTAGGCAATGTAATTCGCCAGTCATCAAACAATCCTGAGTTTGGATACATCAGACTCACACAAAAAAGAAGAGTTATTAAACCTAATAACTTTGTAGACGTCAAAAATCTATCAACATTAATCCACGGTAAACTAGAAGATCTGGAAGCTACAGGCCTACAGCATACAAAAGAGATATCCGGTAAGATATATGTTATAGAACAAGTAACACCATTCAGTGAAGAAAACCCTGATAGGGATCTTAAATACGCTGGTACAACAGGAGTTATATGTGCAACCCAAGATGGGGAACCTATTTATAGGAAAACATTCTATACAGAAGACCAGAATGTATCTGACACATTAATTGCTCATGCTAATGGTGATGCTATTAGAGAAGCTAACGGTACCTCAGCTAAGATTATGAAGGAAGTAAATGAAAAGCAAGTGGATTTAGAAGATTCAATTGCTGAAGTTGAAGGAGAAACAGAGGTAACAGATACACTTGTATCTGAAACAGAGGTAGTTGCTGAAACTCCTGTAGAAATTACAGAGGATGAGGGCATTGAGTCCTTTGATCTGTAGTATCTACTCATTATAAATACAAAAATCATTTGTGCTAGCACTTATGCTTGATCATACGGTTTGGAGCCCGGTATTTATATTTATCACTTATGTATAACCCTATAATAATAATAATATGTTTAATCCACAACAAATACAATCACTGAAACAACATCAAATAGAACAGTCAATTATAGATACAGAAAAAAGACTAAACTATTATGGTATACTATCAGAATACCAGTTACATCCTAAAGATTTAGTTCAAAACTTGAGCTATCGTAAACTTAATCCATATCAACACTTTTTGTTTAAACGTGTACTACATGGTTTAAACATGTATAATGCTGAAGATAAGGCTAAGTTACATTGGGATAAGAAAAGAAGGATAACAAGAGTATGGAAACGTGCTCAAAAGGAAATAAATAATTGGAAACAAATTATTTGTAATAAGAAAGTAAATGCTTATTTTAGAGAGACATTTACAGGGCCTACTGCTGAGTATATTATATCTATACCACCAGAGGAAACATTAGAAAATTTTACTAATACTATGACACTAAGAGATCTTGGAATTACATATGAAGACGTAATACTTAGATTTATGCAGAAAGGATTATTACCAAGAACATTCTTAACGTTGAAAGCAGCATGAAAATTAAGAAGAAACTATGCTATAGTTGTGATACTGAGCAAGTTATATGGAAGAATCATGAAGGTAATAAGTATTGTAAAATCTGTTGGTTTAAAATTAAACAAGAAGATAATTTTAAATCAGATTACTATAGAAAATATAGTAAACCTAGACAAAAGATTAAATCTATGTCTAATAAGATGCAGAAAACTGAGAGGGCTTACAGCGTATTACGCAAAGCCTTCTTAGAACAGCATCCTGTATGCAAAGCCAGCTTAGTTAAATGCACGGTTAAAGCTACAGATGTGCATCATATGAAGGGAAGGGGTAAATATCATCTTGATACTACTACATGGCTTGCAGTGTGCAGACCATGTCATATGTTTATAGAAGAGAACCCTGATCTTGCTAATGAATTTGGATTTTCAAAATCAAAACTATGAATAATAATAAAAAAGACTGGAACTGGTTTGCAATAATAACCTGGTCTATAATACTTTTATTTACATATACACTATGGAAGTACATAATAAAACTGTTCCTGTGAATAAAGATAGGGATGTTATACAAAAAGATGCATTGTCTATAGCAGTGCAGCATAAAAGATGTGGTCTTGGGATATCAATGGGTGTAGGTAAAACACGTATTGCTATAGAGCACCTCAAAAGAAATTATCATCCCCTTATACAAGTACTTGTAGTAGTGCCTAAGAATACAGTTAAGCAATCATGGATTGATGAACTTAAAAAAATGAAGGCTTTACATCTAAGAGGACATATTATATTTAGTACATATCTCTCTTTAAATAAACAAAATCCAAATGAATATGATATTGTTTATTTAGATGAGTGTCATAGCCTATTAGAATCACATAAAAGTTTCTTAGATGCTTTTAACGGTAAGATACTTGGCCTTACAGGTACACCGCCAAGAGTAAAAACAAGTGAGAAAGGACGTATGGTAGCAAAGTATTGTCCTATTAAATACACTTTTTCAGTTGATGATGCAACTGATTCAAAGATCTTAAATGATTACCAAATCATTGTACACCAACTTGAGTTGTCTGACTTAAAAACATTAAAGAAGAAAACTAAAGATGGTAGGCAATGGTATACTTCAGAGAAGAAAGACTACGCATATGTAGTACAAAGAGTAGTGGCAGCTCAGACTCAGAAACAAATGCAGTTTGCATCTATAATGAGAATGAGAGCACTGATGGATTACAGTACAAAAGAAACCTATGTAAAGGACCTACTTAGGAAAGTAAAAACAAAGTGTATTGTATTTGCAAATACTATGGATCAGGCTGATAGAGTCTGCAGGCATAGTTATCATTCAAAAAATCCAAACTCTGAAGATAATCTTCAATTATTTAGTGATGGACGGATAGATAAACTATCTTGTGTATTACAACTTAATGAGGGTGTTACTATTCCAGGCCTAAAGCAAGGCATTATTATGCATGCATATGGTAATGAAAGGAAGACAGCACAAAGAATTGGTAGATTATTAAGGTTAAATCCATCAAATACTGCAGTGTGTCACATATTGTGTTATAAAAATACACAAGATGAGACTTGGGTAGCCAAAGCACTAAAGGATTTTGATGAAAATAAAATCAAATATTATAATCCAACAATATAATTTATGGGAAAAATGAAAGAAATTTTCATGGAAATGGTTGAACATGAATATAATGGGTCACATGATGCATTTATTCAAGACATGGCCAAACAAACTTGTGAGGAGTTTGTTCCGTGGAATCAAGATACATGTTTAAATTGTAACAACACAACTATGGAACGTAATGAAACTGAGGCAAGATGCTTAGCATGTGGTCATGAGTTTATTTATGTTGACGGTGAAGTTTTAAGATTTAAGTAATGAACAAGATAATACTAATAATAGCATTTCATATTTCAGTTACGGCAACTATATATCATGCAGTTCCTGCACAGACAGATAGCACACCGTTTATTACGGCATCTAACAAGGTTATTAATAAAGATAATCCTGGTAAACATAGATGGATTGCAGTATCCAGAGACTTAGAAGCATTAGGATTTACATTTGGAGCACGTGTATGTGTAGAGAATGCAGGGCCAATGAACGGGTATTGGATAGTGCAAGACAGAATGAACAAAAGATGGTCTTATAGAATAGACTTCTTAGTTGATGAGTCTATGAAAGGTGGCAAATGGGAGAATGTTAAAATATATTTAGAATAATATGCAAAAGAGAATACATACCGTAGAGATAACAGAAAAATTTTGGGTTGACGTTTATTACAACTATGAACCAGGAGAACCAGAAGTACATACATATGCTAATGGTGATCCTGGTCATCCTGGTAGTGCATCAACTGTAGAAATTGTACAGATCAGAGCATTATGCAAAGATAGAAATGGTAATAGTGTTGACGTAGACATATTACCTTATCTAGAATTGTTTGATGATTTAGATCCATGGATGCTAGAAGATAAAATACTAAAAGAACATAATGAAGAATAACCTACATGCAAGACTAGTGGTAAACAATGGTAAGCTTGACTTTCCTAGTAAGCCACAAGAAACTAGATTTAATGCATTTCTAAAAGAGATACCTGATGGTACACCAATAGATATATTTATGGGTGTAAGTACGGATAAGGGTAGCAATGCTCAGCTTGCTAGAGTACATGCTATGATCCGTGAGCTTGCACAATATATAGGATATACTTTTGAAGAAGTAAAACTACAAACAAAAAGAAAAGCAGGATTATGCTTTGTTAGAGATAAGCAGGAGTATTGCAAAAGTTTTGCAGAGTGTGATAGGGACGAACTAAATTTAGTAATTCAAGCTCTTGTAGAAATGGGAGACTTCAATGGAATGCAGTTAAGATAATTATTTATCTTTCTTTGCTGCTTCTTGTTTAGCCTGTATATCTGCAAAGAACTCTTTATATAAATCAGTTTGTGTAGCAGTATCATTTTCAAGTATACTCTTTGTAAGTTTACCTAATAAGTCTGTATCCATTTCAACATCAGACTCTTGATAAAGACCCTGGTCATTAGCATATGCAGCAAAAGTTTGTAGTAAAGAATAAATGATCCATGTGTGGTATTCATACCATTTAAGATCTAATTTCTTTTCATCTAACTCACCGCTAAGCATTCTTTTGAACTTGTTTAGTGTGGCTGATACATCTTCTGACTTAGGATACACTTGATCAATATAGTATAACATTATTGATTGCAGTGCAGGAATATAATCTGAATGAACAGTAATACCTGTGATTGATTTTTTTTCTAATTGTTTTGCCATGAGGTAAAAATATTTAAAATTTATGAATGAACCAAATATATTATATATAATTAATAAAATAAAAGAAAAAGTGAGTAGCTCAGATTGGGCACCTCACTTACAACCGTGGCTTGATTCAGCTGATCACTACAATGTCGTAAAAGCCTTAAAATCAGCTAATGAATCAGGAGTAAGATTTACTCCAAGGTATGGTGATGCTTATAATGCATTCCTACATTGCCCGGTTAAACAACTGAAGGTTGTGATGATAGGGCAAGACCCCTATCCTCAGCCTGACGTTGCTGATGGAATAGCATTTAGCTGTAGCAAGAAGGGTAAACCTGAAGCTAGTTTACGCTATATATTTAAAGCGCTAGATACACCGGATGCAAATCCAGATCTAAAGAGATGGGCTGAACAAGGCGTGCTACTACTTAATACGGCTATGACAGTAGAGGTAGGTAATATTGGTTCTCATTATGAAATGTGGAAACCTTTTACATCTTCTCTCCTTACAGAGATTAGCAACATGGACCCACAGATTTGTGTTGTTGGTCTGGGTAAAAAAGCACAAGAATGGTTAGGTTACTTTCCCTTCGCACATAAAATAGAAGTGTCTCACCCAGCTAGTGCTGCCTATCGTAAAGGTGGAACGTGGGACCATCAGAACGTATTCAATCGTATAAATGAATACTTAACTTGGCAAGGAAAAGACTTGATTAAGTGGTAAGCTTTTCGTATATTTGATAACCTTTAAAACCAATATATGTGGGACTTTTTTCAGATAATTACTAAGTCTGGTATGACTCCAAATGAGTGTCTTTCACTCTTTGCAGTACATATGAAGATTACACCTCACTATGGTAATAATATCAATAGTTTAATAAACAAAGGATTAATTGAATTTGATGATAAAAAACAGCATTATGTAATTACAAATGATGCTAAAGATATTATGACCAAGTTAGACAACTATTTTCTTAAAGCAAAAAAGAAAACGGATATACAACTTTTGGGAAAAGACTTTGTAACATTAATTAATAATTACAGAGAGATATTCCCAGCTAAGAAATTACCTAGCGGTAAACCTGCAAGAAATAATGTAAAAGCTTTAGGCACAGCATTCAGATGGTTCTTTGAAACCTATAGTTATGATTGGGCCACTATATATAAAGCTACTAAGATGTATGTAAATGAATACAGAGACAAAGATTATTTATATATGCAGACAAGTCAATATTTTATTAGTAAACAAGATAAACACAAGGTAAAACATTCTACTCTTGCTGATTATTGTGATATGATACTAGAAGGTATTGACACAGAAGATGAACATTTTAAAGAAAAAGTAGTATAATGGCAAAAGCAAAAGAAGCTTGGGTAGGGCAATACGCTGCCTTCAATGAAGCACTTAAGTATATGTACCGTAGACAAACCGGTGAGGAAAAGTCTATATATACTCCTTGGCCTAAGTTTAATGATGCTACAACTGATGGATTAGAATGGAATACTCTTACAGTTATAGGTGGTAGACCTGGTTCAGGTAAAACACTTATTAAAGATCAGATAGTAAGAGAATCATTTGTATTAAATCCAGCAGATGACTTTAGAGTATTAGAGTTTCAGTTTGAGATGGTTGGTAGAACCTCAGCAATTAGAGAGTTCTCATCAATCACAGGTAAAACATATAAAGAATTATGTAGTGCCGGTAGTAAACTAAAGACAGATATTCTAAATAAATGTCATGCTTATGCTAAAGAAAGGGTCAAGCACCCTGTAGATATAGTAAGTAAACCTTTGACTGTAAATCAAATGCGTGATCAGATAGATATGTATATGAATTTACATAAGGGTGCTAAAACTATAATAACACTAGATCATACCATGCTTGTTAAAAGAGCACCTTATCAGAATAGTAGCTTAGATATGCTATTTGAGTTAGGTGAATTCTTTACACAGACAAAGCGTGAGTATCCATGTTTGTTTGTTGTTATCTCACAATTAAATAGAAACATTGATAACCCTGACAGGGCTGTTGATGGTAAGTATGGTAACTATGTACTTGAGTCAGACATATTTGGCTCAGATGCAATGTTACAACATGCTGATACATTAATTGGTATAAATAGACCAGCAAAACAAAAGATTAGATTCTATGGGCCAGATAGGTATATCATAGAAGATGATAGAACTCTTGTATTACATTTCTTGAAAGCAAGAAACGGTGATGCTAGAATGAGTTTCTTCAAGGCTAAATTTGAACAAATGGAAATAGCTGAGATGAAAACACCTGAACAACAGCAACGGAGATAAACCTATTTATTTTTCTCCCCAGCTGCTAGTTGCACGTTTAAAAATTATTAAATGATAAGTACTAAAAATAAAAGTTATATGTCACCAGATGAAAGAAAAGCAAAAGTTAAAAAGTTGCGTGAGACACACCAAGCGTGGTTTAATGACAACAAGTTAACTGATGCACTATACATACCTAAGATGGCTTACAGGCCACCTGGTAAGGATGAACTGCATGTCAGCTTCTTTCCTAGTGAACTAGAGAAAGATGAAGACGTGTACACTGAATTTGTAAGTATTGATTATGAATCAGAAGACCCAAAAAGGACTTTATATCTACATAAACGTAATTCACATTGGCGTGAAGAATATGAATTAGTAGAGAGTAAGTCTGGTTATCAAAGACATTTGATACCGGTCAGTGAATTAGTAGTGATTAGAGATATCACAGACAATGCAGCAAAAGTTATAGAAGACTTTGCTAACTTGCCTGATCCTGATAATAAAAAAGATCCTACTGTTAAAGATGTGCTTGGAGAGATTAATGCTTCTTTACAAGCTATAAATAAAACAATGTATCACATATTAAATAAAATGAATTAAATGGCACAATCTGTATTAATTATTGCTGACTCAGGCACAGGTAAATCAACAAGTATGAGACACCTAGATCCTAAGTCAACTGTTATAATCAACATTGCTAATAAGCCTTTACCTTTTAAGGGCTGGAAGAGCAAGTATACTGTAATGAACAAAGATAATCCAAAGGGTAATCTTGTAGCTGTTTCATCTGCTGCTGGTATAGGCAAAGCAATGAAACATGTAAATGATAATATGCCTCACATCAAGACATTAGTTGTTGATGACTGGCAATATATGAGTTCTTTTGAATACTTTGATAGAGCAAATGAGAAAGGCTATGATAAGTTCACTCAAATAGCGGCTAACCTTGCACAAATAGCAAAGATGCCTAAAGATATGAGAGATGACCTTACTATATATTTCTTAACTCACTCAGAAGATTCAACTGATATTAATGGTAACCGTAGAGTTAAAGCAAAAACTGTTGGTAAAATGATAGATAATGCATTAACTTTGGAAGGTCTCTTTAGTATTGTCCTATTTGGGAAAGTAGTAAAGGATGACAAGGGTGTATATCATTATGGGTTTGACACCCAAAACAATGGAGAAAACACATGTAAATCTCCAATGGGTATGTTTGAAGATTCATTCATACCAAATGATCTTGCATACGTGAATAAATGCATAGATGAGTATAATAATTAATTAATTAAAATTTAAAGAAAGTATGTTAAGTACAAAAGACATGTCCGCTGGAAGCGGCAGAGTAAAACCAGTAATGGGTTCAGGTAACAATGTTATCAGAATCAACAGTGTAACATTTGATGTTACTCCATATGATGCAGATGCATATAATATTGTATTACATGTAGAAGGTAAACCAGAAGAAGGAGAATTCCAAGGTTTCTTGAAAGATGTAGCTAATCCAGAAGGCCCAAGATATGAAGGTCAAGTTGGTAGAATTAGATTTGCTCCATATCCATACAAGGATACTACATTACCAAGTGGTGTAGAAATATCTAGAGATAATGAAGTACTTAAAGCTATGATTTATCTTAGTGAAGTACTAAATAAAAGAGATGCTTTAGATAAGATTGAGGCAAATACCATAGAAGACTTTATGGTTGAGTGCAATAAGTTATTCTCTAACAGTGAGTTCTTTAATGCTTGTATTGGCGGTAGAGAGTGGGAAAACAAAGACGGTTATGTAAACCTAGATCTGTTCTTACCACGTATGTCAAAAGATGGGATACCATTAGAAGCTCTAAATAAAGAGAACAGCAGACTACTAACATTCAATGAAAAGGATCACTTGAGAAGAATTCAAAAGAAAGAAAGTTCTTCTACAGGTAGTTTTGAGCCAGCAAAGACAACAGTAAATGCTGGTGATGACTTTGATTTGTAAATATTAATAATGATAAGGGGTGGTTTTCGTGGTTGACTTCCACCCTTTTGATTTATTTATTATATTTATAGAATGCTAAATACAAAAAACTTAGTATCAAGAGAATCAAATGTACCTAGTTATTGGGTATTCCAACACTATCTAACACTATCAGAAACACTTACGGGTCAAGACATTAAAATTAAATCTGTATTTAATCCTACTGAGAGAACACCATCAATGTGTATCTTTGTAGACAAATCTATAATGCAGTATAAATTTAAATGCTTTTCTACTGGTAAGTATGGAAGTAAGATAGATCTTGTGAAAGAATTGTTTAGTATAGATTATTCACAAGCAGTAACCCGGATAGTAGAAGACTATAATAAATATGCTAAGACAAACGGATCTGGTAAAACAGATTTTAAAATAGCTGCAAAATGGAAAGTTGACTTTATAAAAGAAAGAAGTTGGTTTGACATTGACGCTGAATATTGGCTAGCATATAATATTGGCAGTAGTTTATTAAAGGAATATAACGTTAGACCTATAGACTACTACAATATGGTCAAAGAAGATGATGGTGAAATCAAATCATTACAAATTAAAGGTAAACACATGTATGGTTACTTTGATAAAGAAGGTAATATCTATAAGATATATCAACCTCTATCAAAAAGGCATAAGTTTCATAAGGTTAAACCCTATTTACAAGGATATGACCAATTGAAATTCAATCAGCCTTATTTAGTTATATGTTCATCACTTAAAGATGCAATGTGTCTTAAGAGCTTTGGGTTCAAACTTGAAGTAATTGCACCTGACAGTGAGAATACAATAATAAAACCGTATATTGTTGAAAATTTAAAGAAGAAGTATAAGAAAGTAATAACATTGTTTGACAATGATGAAGCAGGCAAAAAAGCTATAGATAAGTATAAAGAGATGTATAACTTAGATGGCTGCTCACTGAATAATTGTAAAGATATTTCAGATGCTGTAAAGCAACACTCTGCACAAACAATTGCACATTCTCTTAGATCTCTTTTAATAACAACCTTAAAACAATAGTTATGAAGTGGTTTATACCAGGTAATGTACCAAGTAGTAAGAACGGAAGAAGATGGACAGGCAAATATTTTATTGCAAGTAAGACTGTAATGAATTATAGAAAGAAAACAAAACAGTATTTTGAACAATATGGTCCTTTGTTTGCAAAGGAACTTGAAAAATACAAACTCCCTGTCAAAATAGCTTTCACTTTTATTAGAGGTACAAGACACAAGTTTGATTATATAAATCCTGCACAAACAATACAGGATGATATGGTTAAGCACGGATGGATTGAAGATGATGATATGAATCATATAGTACCAGTGTTCCCTGAATACAGGTATGACAAAGTAAATCCAGGTGTATTTATAGAAATCTTAAAAGAAGAAGAAGAAAATGTACAATCAAAAGGACATAGAAAAGACAAACATATTAAAGACAGCACTACTTCAAAAGCTAAAAGATCAAGGAATAGCAGAAATACAAATTAATTTCTCTGGTTCTGGTGACAGTGGGGATATAGATGAAGTAGAATATATAGACATGAATGGACTTAGTTCATGGCAACAAGGGTATCAAGGCCCTGAGAATCCAAATGAAACTGAAGATCAAATAAGAGACCTATTCTATGATAAGGTAGATTATGAAGCGTGTAAGCACGGTGACTGGGTAAATAATGAAGGAGGTTATGGTAACTTGACTATAAATACAGATACCGGTTCATTTGAGCTTCAGTATTATCAAAGAACTGTAGAGTCTTATACAAGTGAAGGTGACTCAGTGTTTGATAAATTTGACAACAGTTTTGATGATATACCATTACAATATAAAGTAAGGATGGGTCAGCTGCCTGGTACATACCAGCAGTAGATTTTTTTGTCCTATTTATATTTCTCCCTAGCTGAAATTTGATAATTTATTTATATGGCACACCCGCTACTACACAGCAAGAGTTCTTGCAGGAAGTGGGGTGGACAAACTAGTGACTATGAACCAATACATAATTGGTTTGATGACACTAAAAGATGGTTGGGTCACTCTAATCACCGTATGTTCCGCCACCACTCTGAAGGGATCTTTGAAGCAGAACAAATATTTGGAAAAAGTTTTATCAACTCAGATGGTAAAACAGTATATACAAGATATGTTGGAGAACAACATGTAAAAGAAGATTGCAATGGTTATATACCATCTGCAAAAGAATGGATGACATGTATAATGGGCAATGTCAGACCTAAATGGATGAGAAAAGCCCAACTAATTAATGATTAATGGAAAAAGAAGATTTTAAGAATATACAAGCACTATTGAATGGTGCACCTGATGATTATGAGATTGCATTATCTAATATTAAAAATATGAAACCTCATGAAATCTTTATACTATTACTTGGCAAAGACCTTGTAAGTGAGAAACGCGCTAATTTTATTAAAGAGTTTCCTGCAATAAATTGGCCTGAAGGTAAAGACTTTACTTATAGGGCTTTATATAAAAGATGTAAGAATATGCCACCTAAAGTACAGGAGGTTTTTACAGATATAATATCTAGACAAATATACAATGGATATTTGTGTGAGACATTTGAATTTGTAGAAGAACTAAAAATAGAGATAAAATGGTAAGAGAATATTTATCTAAAGCAATTAAGACACTAATACTTGAGGAGCCCTTTTACGGGCTCTTTATTGTTGGTCTCAATAAAACATATAGAACAGACATACCTACAGCAGGTGTAAGTCAAAATGGTATAGGAGTACAACTAGTAGTAAATCCAGAGTACCTTGAGAATCTTAATGAAGATCAAAGGAAAGGATTACTTAAACATGAAGTTCTTCATATATCATTTGGTCACTTGCTTACAAGGAATCTCTATAGTGATAAGCAATTATTTAATATTGCTGCAGATATAGAGATTAACCAATATATTACAGAACGTTGTTTGCCAGAAGGAGGATTAACATTAAATAGTTTTCCTGAACTTAATTTGCCGGCTAAAGCAGGTACTGATAAGTACTATGAATTATTACAGCAAGCTAAGAAAGATAATACATCTCCATCTCTTGATAATTTATTAGGTCAAATGGATGGTAATAGTCAGTATTGTCATAATACATGGGATGAGTTTGATAATCTACCTGAGTCAGAAAAGAAACTGATTAAGAAACAAGTAGAGCATCAGATAAAAGAAGTGGCACAACAAACAGAAAAGAGAAGAGGAAACATACCAGGAGAATTGGCAGAGTTAATACGTAAATTATTAAATATTACTCCACCTAAATTCAATTGGAAAGCTTATCTAAAAAGATTTGTAGGTAACTCTAGTGTAATATATACTAAGAAGCTTAGAAGGAAGTATAACAAAAGGTATAGTGAAAACCCAGGTTTGAAGATTAAAACTAAAAACCACGTATGTGTTGGTGTAGATACTTCTGGCTCAGTATCAACTAATGAGTTGATAGAATTTATGAATGAAATAAACCACATGCATAAGACGGGTCATAAAATTACAGTGGTACAGTGTGATACACAGATCACATCTATTGAAGACTTTAATCCTAAAAAGGATTGGGGTATTAAAGGTAGAGGAGGGACAGACTTCCAACCGGTGATTGATCACTACAACCAAAGTAATTATACAGCACTAATATATCTAACAGATGGTGAAGCTTATACTCCACAAAACTGTCCTAAGAACGCATTATGGGTTCATAGTAGTCAATGTAGAATAAATGAAGAGTTACCAGGATTAAAAATACAATTAAATTAAAATAAAATGGCAGAAGTAAATTTAAATATAGATGAATTAAAAGGGTTTGTTAATCACATGATAACAAACAATAGACATATAAGAAAAGAAGGTAAGAATCCTGTCTCAGTAGAAATACTTGGTGAATCAGGTATTGGTAAAACTTCTACGGTTATAGAGCTTGCTCAGGATAATAACCTAGACTTTGTAAAATTGAATCTATCACAGATAGAAGAGATAGGTGACCTTGTAGGATTTCCTGTACGTCAGTTTCAAATGTACAAAGAAAAGCAAATACCTGTAAAGAGCAATAGTTCTGATTTACAAATGGTAACAGCAACACAAAGAGCTGGAGGCGCTAGTCTTGCTAACTTAAGTACTACAAACACAGTTACAAAAAAAGTTGGTATGTGGGTAGATGAGTTAGCTGTGCAAGAATATCTTAAGCAAGGTTATATGATGACAGGCAAAAATAGAATGTCTTACTGTGCACCTGAGTGGATTGCTGATAAGAAGAAAGGTGGTATACTATTGCTAGATGACTGGAACCGTGCTGATATGAGGTTTATACAAGCTGTAATGGAGTTGGTTGACAGACAACAATATATATCATGGACATTACCTGAGGACTGGCATATTATATTGACAGCAAATCCAGATAATGGTGATTACATGGTAAATAGTGTTGACCCAGCACAAAAGACTAGATATATTACAGCTAATCTTAAGTATGATATAAATGTATGGGCTAGATGGGCAGAAGAAGCAGGTATAGATACAAGATGTATTAACTTCTTGTTGCTACATCCTGAACTTGTGACACAAGAAACTAATGCAAGATCTATTACAACGTTCTTTAATGCAATATCAAGCTTTGAAAAGTTTGAGGATAACTTAACATTGATACAGTTGATTGGAGAAGGTAGTGTAGGAGACGCATTTGCTTCAATGTTTACAACATTTATTAATAATAAGCTAGATAAACTTGTGACACCAATGGATCTGTTAACTCATGATAATGAAGAATATATTCTTGGAGAGTTAAAAGGCTGTATTGGTAATGGAGACACATATCGTGCTGATATTGCGTCTACATTAGCAACAAGATTTGCAAACTATGCTGTAGTATATTCTAAAGATAATACTATAAATGATAAAGTAACAAATAGAATTGAGTCACTTGTAACAAAAGATTACTTTACTAATGACTTAAAATATCTAATTGTTAGAACCATCTATAATGGTAATAAGCAAAAGTTTAGTAAGCTTATGATGAAACCTGAAGTAATTAAAATGACAATGAAATAATTATGAGTAAATACATTTTTAAAACTGTTCCTAAAAATGTATTAGATCATCACAACTTAGCAGACACTAGTAAATTACACTATGTGTCTGCTTATGGTGATCTAATGCCTGTTTATTTGGCACAGGATCCAACACTAAGAGATACGCTTGTAGAGAAACTTAAAAAATCTAATACAAGTACACTTGTTGGACAGGGATACAAGAAAGCTTTTATAATACCAGACTGTCCTGCAAAACTAGACAGAATGAAAATGGCATTAAAAGAGCATAAAATAACTATAACAAATGATATAGATATTGCAGATGTAATTGTGACACACAACAACTTGTCAGATAGTTATGAAAGCAGTGCAAATATTAATAGTAAAAAACTATTTGCTGCTTTATGGAACTATAATGCATACCATATACCCGGTACAGAAAAAAGCTTGGTTTATCAAACAGATAAAGATCAAGATAAGTATGGTGGTACTTGGTCATGGGATGATGAGGATACAGATAGTATATATGAAATGGATTACTTCACAGGGCTTGGATTAGAATTATCTAAGAAATATGATGAGGCATTTCCATTTGTAGACATAGAAACTGTTCTAGAAGAATCATCAACAAGGCAAACTCTTACAAAAGAATTGCTAGACTTGTTAATATCACAACACCGTGCAGGTGGTGATGATAGAGAATTAGCATTAAAGCTATTACCAACAGTAGATTGTAATAAAAACCATCATTTTCTGTGGGAACTATCTCAACAGATTGGTCATGATATATACTATGAAAGAAGAAACAAAGACCTAGGTTACTGGGTAAGACATAGTAAAGTCAATGACTATATGGATATGAGTGCAGAACAAATGATTATTTGGTTAAAAGAAAATGATTTACTAACTTCAAACTCATTCAGATACTTAGAACCCATTGTAAGAAAAGAGATACAAATTCACAATAGAGAATTATATGTCTTTAAATGTATGGTAAAACCTGAGTTTTCTGAATACTTAAAATTAAATACAAATGAATAAAGCATATGAATTAAAAATTAATAAAGTATCTGATCGTGTACAAATAAAAGGATCAGTTAATAATATTGGCTATTGGATTGGAGAAAAGGTATCATGGAAAGATCCTGTTCACAGTATAGTAAAACTGGATATTGCAAGTGAGCCAGATATGATTGAAATCCAAAATGCTAAACTATATAGATATCCAAAACTTTCATTACCAAGAGTCAAAGTAGAAACTTTGAAAGAAAAGTATGATGTTAAAGTAGTTAGAGACAGTAATAAAGCAGATTATAGTATTGTATCTAACAAGATGATAGAAGATTTACTAACAGTAAGTTGGCGTTCATACTATAATAAAGAACTACTTGGTTTATTTATTAAGTGTCTTGATGTATTCAAAGATAAAGATATGTATTCAAATCAGTTTTATGATAATATAAAGTCCTTCTATGAAAACATTGAGGATAATGATAGAATAGATATTAACGTTAGCCTAGGATGGAATAATGATAATACTCATTTAGAAACATTTTCTCAAGCTTGGGATAAAGCATATCAACAATACTACAAAGGAATAGAAAGAACATATCACTCTGATGTAATATTAGCAAATGAAAATGTAAGTGCATTTCAAAATTTACAAAAAGAAAAGCTAGTATTAGATAAGTGTATTAATAGAATATGTAATGAAGATGCTCATGTAATAACTGAAGATGAAGTTATTACTACAATGCAGATGATAAATTCTGGAGATGAAACATCTCGTTCATTAGCTGTTGAGATGCTTGCAAATTGTAATGTTGAGGAGTGCTTTGATAAAGTTGCTTACATGTGGACATTTGGTTATGATACAATTAGGTATGCTACAAACTGGAATACTGTAAATGTGAAAGCATTGAAAGAACGTATGCTAGATGTTACACCTCAGCAGAGTCAGATACATCAAATATACATGTATGAACATTTAATAAGGGCTCTTATAAAAGAACAATCTTTTACAGAATGGGCTTGGAATAAATTACAAGAGGATATATACAATAATGTTATTAAGAGTTATGGTTTGTCTAATAAGAACAAAGATCATGATAACGTTATAGATATAAATATTGCTGATATAAAACTATCAGATAAATATTCAAGCTGTATTGTAAAAGAAGAATCAGGTAAAGAAATCTTAGATGAGATTACTCAGCCTGATGGATTTGATGATTTACCATTTTAATTATGGGAGATCTAGGACATTTTGGAACTAACGCTAGAGAGCTTGAGCGCAAGAGTATCATAGATGAAATTCTTAAGCTTAAGGCTCTACCGTATAGTTCAAAGAGAAAACTTGAAATACAGAAACTTCAACAAAAATTAAATAATTATGACCGAAGAGGATAAAAAATACAGACAGGGTAGAAGAAAAGAGCAAGTAGAAGGCCATGCTAAAGCAGCAATGCTTGGTATAGTAGGTATAGTATTAATATTGTTTATTATAGGATTATCACAATGATAGTAGATAAACAAAAAGAAGAAGAGTTTTTTAGTAAAGACTTTAACTTCAGTTATTCATCACTGAATAGACTGCTATTTTCTCCATCTTTGTTCTACAAAGACTATATATTAAAAGAAAAAGAAATTAGGTTAGATAAGCATCTTGTAGAGGGTAGTGTAATACACTGCCTTCTATTTGAAGCTGATAAACTAAAAGAAAAGTTCAAGATTGTACCTGGTAAAACACCATCAGATAGTGTAAAGAAAGTATTATATAATATGCTACAATACACAGATGCTGTATCACTAGATAAAGTTGAGGACTTTGTTATACTTGATTCTCTTAAAGAGATTAACCTTTATCAGAGTCTCAAAAAAGATGAGCAGAGAATTGCTAAAATAAGAACATCAGATAACTCAGACTATTGGGCATTCATGATGAATGATATCAAAAATATTATTGATCTTGACACGCTTAATAAATGTAAAGATAGAGTTGAGCTACTAAATAACAATGAAGAAGTTAAAACAGCATTGGCTCAAAAACAATCAGACTTTGAACTAGATCCCATTACAACTCATGCAGAAGCATATTTGAAATGTGAACTTGCAAATTATGATTTTGGATTACATGGGTACATTGACTTTTATGAAGTAAATGATGACACAAAAGAAGTAACTATATATGATTTAAAAACTACATCAAAAAGTATCACGGATTTTAAAGATACTGTAGAGTATTATAACTATTGGTTACAGGCGGCTGTATATAGCAAGCTTGTGTTTGAAAATTTACCAGAAGAAAAGAAAGATTATACTATTAGATTTAGATTTATTGTAATAGATAGTTATGATCAAGTGTATATTTTTAATGTATCTATTGAGTCTATGTCAAGCTGGATGGATGACTTATTTAATGCTTTAGAAGCTGCAAAACACCATTTTGACACCAAAAACTTTAATTTACCTTATGAATTCTTAATAAGAAGGGTTAATTTATAGTATGAAGAGTGTTTATACAGAGTATTTTCAAAAAAGTAAGGTCTTTCTATACCCATTACTACGTTTAAAGAAAGGAATTGACTATGTTCCTGCAGAAACGTACTGTTTTTGGGATGAAATATATGACCATACTGACTATAAATTTATTTGTCTATATAAAACTAAATATAATACTAGCTTTCAAGACTTTCAAATAAAACATTTACCATTATTAAATAATAAAATGGAACATTATGATTTGGGAGAAGAACAAATTATAATATTTGACATGAAAGACTTTAGACATGACTATGATAAATTTATAGAAGGGAGATACTCTGCATTCGGTGTAGACAGTAAGATAGCTATCCTTGATTACTTTGGTGGTCAAGGAAAGATATCATCATATGTTCAATCTTTTTTAAGCCCTGATGAAGATTTACATAAATTATATTCTGAATTTTTTAATGTTGACTTTGAGCTTATACAAGAAGTACACGAGTTATGTAGTGCTCCTGATAAAATAAAAGAAACACTTTATTATTCATATCCTATGAAAATAGATTTGCATAATTTCAAAAATTCATTATCTTTGGGAAAATAATCAAATATGAGTATAGGTAAAAACATGATGCTTGTTAACTCTTCTTTTAGAGGAGCTAAGAGTTTTAATTTAATTCCTGTGAGCAAAGAAGCTCCGTATATTGAAGCCATGTTTGACCCATCATCTGGTATTCTAGCATGTATTGGTGTGAATAATAAACAATCATTCCATATGGTGCCAAGATTAAATGATGAAGGTCAACCAATGAGGCTTAAGGTTCCTAATAAAGCAACCGGTAAAACTGTTAAAGAACAAAGAGTAAGTCAACAAACCTATTCTGAGTACTATGTAGCTGAAAAAAATGATATTGAAAATTTCATAAACATTTTTGCAATCAATGCAGATACATTTGATTATAAACAGTTTATTGATGTTGATATTAAAAAAACGGAAACATCTAAAATTATATTACCAGGACAGTAGTGGGTCCAATTACTACTATCCTTAAAAAAAGAAGCCTATTGACGTAGGCTTTTTTTGGCTATAACAATTACATATGCATATGAAACATTGGGTAATGGACTATGAAACCCTATCAAACTGCTTTGTTGCAGTATTTAAACACTATAAAACTGAAGAGCAAAAGGTGTTTGTAATACATGAACTGAGAGATGATAGAGATGCTTTCATTGAGTTCTTAATACAAAATATAAATAATAGAGAGTGGCACATTTCATTCAATGGCCTTGCCTTTGATGCACAGGTCACTCATTATATAATAGATAATCATAAGGATTGGAGACACGGAACTGCTGATGAAGTTGCAAGAGCCATATATAGATATGCACAAAAAACTATAACTGCTGCAAACAACAAACAGTTTTCAGAATATCCAATATGGAAAATGGTTATAGGACAGATAGATATATTTAAAATGCATCACTGGGATAATCCTGCTAAGCGCTCTAGCTTGAAGTGGATTCAGTACAGTATGGATTGGCAAAATATTCTTGATATGCCTTTGTCTCATGAGACAGAAATAGAGACGCAAGAACAACTTGACACTATAATAGAATACTGTATAAATGATGTTGAGTCAACTAAAGAAATCTTTAATAGATCTAAATCTTTAGTAAGTTTACGTAAAACATTGACAAAAGAGTATGGTATTAATCTATTTAGCGCATCAGAACCAAGAATAAGTAAAGAACTATTTGGTTATTACTTATCTAGACTATTAAATATACCTAAAGGTGAATTAAAAAAGATGAGAACTTATAGAGAAACTATAAAGTTCAAAGATATAATATTGCCTTATGTTAATTTTAAGTCTGCTGAGTTTAATGTTCTATTAGATAGATTTAAACATGTTGAACTAGACCCATCTAACTTAAGAGGTGGTTTCAAGTACAACATAAACTATAAAGGGGTCAACACACACTTTGGTTTAGGTGGTGCACATGGTGCACGTCAACCTGGGGTGTATGAATCAGATGAAGAACATATAATTATGTCTTCAGATGTTACATCATTCTACCCGAATCTTGTAATCAAGAACAAATGGTCACCAGGACACTTCCCTGCGGATGAGTTTTGTGACCAGTATGAATGGTTCTTCAAAGAAAGAAAGAAGATACCTAAGAGTAATCCTATGAACTATGTTTATAAGATTATATTAAACTCAACATTTGGCTTGAGTAATGATATAAACAGTTTCTTTTATGATCCTGAGCTTTGTATGAAGATTACAGTAAATGGTCAACTAACGTTGATGATGCTGTATGAAATGATTATGGAAGCTATACCTGGGTCAATATCATTACTACAGAATACAGATGGTATAGAGATTAGAATACCAAGAGAACAAAAACAAAAGTATCTTGAGGTATGTGCAGAATGGGAAGAGATAACAAATCTACAACTTGAGCATGATGAGTATCAAAAGTTAGTACTTGGTGATGTAAATAATTACATTGGGTTAAACAGCTTTATACAAGTACCTATTGATACATATAGAAGCATTAAACAAAAGAGTCCACATTATCTATTTAAAGTAGATAAAGATAAATTCTACTATGCTCCTACAAAGCTCAAGGGTAGATTTGATTTTCACAACTTAATGTTGCATAAAAATAAATCTAAACTTATTATACCAAAAGCTATCTACTATTACTTTATATATGATATGTTACCAGAAGAATACTTGAATCAAAATAAAAACATCCTTGACTACTGCATAGGTGGTAAGTCAAAAGGTGATTGGCAACAAGTTTCTAGAACAATAGTTAATGGTGAATTTCATGAAGAAAAGTTACAGAAGATAAATAGATATTATATATCAAAGACCGGTGTCAAGATTATAAAAGTAAATAAGAATGACAATAGAGAAATACAATTAGAGTCCGGTAAATGGTTACAAACTATCTATAATAAGATGGAAATAGAACCTAAATGGGAAAATTATAATATCAATAAATCTTATTATCTATCTGCTATAGAGCAAGAGATAAATAATATTCTTAAGGTATCAACAAGCCAGTTGGAATTATTTTAATTATGAGTAAATACAAAGGACAGAAGTTCTTTAATGTTTGGTACATTCCGCATGATAAAATGTGGAGTGAACCAAACCCATCACTGTATAAAAAGTGGATGGGCGTTTGGGCACCCAATAAAAAGTCAGCTACAAAACAAGCTGAGGAAGACGGGTTTGTCAAATGGATTGAAGAAGAAAAACTAAATATTGAAAAATGATTAAGGTTCAAACAACAAAAACTCTAACCACAAAACCTAATAACAATAGTGCAAATTGCATAGCCCCTAATGTAATCTACGGATGCATGGGTGGCTGTGTGAACACTTATTGTTATATGGCTAGATATAACGGTAAAAGAGTATACGTAAATAAAAACGTTGATCAAATATTCAAGTCTGTTGTTGAATGGGAAAAGACATTTGTAAAAGTCCCAGACCAACAAGACCCTATATATACAATGGTAGATGTTGCTTGTAACACAGATTTAGTTCTGATGCAAAGACATATGCCAGAGCCTTTACATGATTATCTTAAGCGCTATGATGATCATCCTCAACTTAATAGTACAATGGCTACAAAGTATCCTAATCTCCTTAAACTGGATGTTAATCACTTTAATAAGAAACCCAGAGTAAGGGTAAGTCTTATGCCTCAGATATATTCTGATATACTTGAACCAAAGATGCAGAAAATATCAGGTAGAATAGTAGATATAGACCGGTTAAAAGACTTAGGATGGGAAGTCCACTGTAATTATAGTCCATTAATATTCTATCCAGGATGGAAAGAAGAGTACAATACACTATTTCGTGTAGTAAAAGAGATTGCTGGAGTTAATAAGTGTGAGGTAATAGCATTAACTAATCACAGAAACCAAATGGCTAAGGCTACACCAGAAGCTCAAGAACTAATGAGAAGATCTTCTGAAATAAAAAATCACTCAGGTGTTATGAGGTATCCAATACAACATAAAACCAGATTGTTATCAGAATTTAAGGAGATTTACAAAAAATATTTTCCATTAAACACAATAAGATATATATTTTAGTTTGTTGGCTCAGTATTTTTTATTATATTTACACTTTAAAAGTTTATAAATTATGGGATACACAAAACCAAAAGAGACTACCAGACAATATCTGGAGTCACAACCTTTACCAACACATGGTAAAAGCTATACAGTCATACCCCACGCTAGGGTAATTGACACAACACTTAAACTGTTGAATGACAGTGGATTTAGTGTAACAAAAGAGATGTACAGAGCTAATATGAATGCAAATGTAGCACAGGGTATATACCACATTACTCCTCTAGCTACATCAGATGAAAAGGTCAGTAAAGAAACTGAACTAGGGATGATGTTTGCTTGGACTAACTCATATGATAAGTCTACAAGATTTCAGTGCTCTATTGGAGGATACGTTATGGTATGCTACAATGGTACATGTAGTGGAGATCTTGCAAACTTTGCACGTAAACACACAGGTTCAGCAGACATTGATATAAATACTCAGATATCAAGCCAGATAAAAAGAGCTGAGTTAATATTTAGAAAGATTATAGATGACAGAGACTTCTTAAGAAATACAGATATGTCTATGGAAGCACAAGCAAAAATGCTTGGTATGCTTTACTGTGATTTAGAACTTCTAGATAATACACAAATGAGTATTGCTAAGTCTGAGATGGATAAGCCCTCTTTTAATTACAACTGTAATCCTGAGACGGCATGGACTTTCTATAATCATGTTACACATGCATTAAAAAAGAGTCATCCACGTACATGGTTAAAAGATACACAGAGATTTCATGATTACATTACCTCTTTACTTAAAGGTAATAATATAAACACTGAAAAAACTCCAGTATTATACAATCCTAACAATAAGATATCAGAAATGCAAATAGATGATACTGATTGGTTAGAGATACCAAATACTGTAGATGTAGATATTGTGCAGAACAGAGTGGAAAACATGCTTAGATGACATGGGAAATTGTAATTAGCGTTATAATTTTATATGTTTGTTTAAGCTTGGTCTTTTCAGACAAGTGGCACAAGTATTAGAGTTTGAAGGGGTGTAACCAGCTGGAGTAAGTCATAATTGATTATAATTAGTCCAACACCCCTTTTACTCTTTAATTTAAATAGCTTATGAAATATTTATTACTTATTGTGTTTGCAGGTATTTTTACTTGTGGGCCCAAATATGACATTAATAAAGACCCCGAGGTCTTAGATTGGTATATAGATGATAATGATACCATTATATATAGAAAAGAAGATTCTATTAGAGATGCCCGTGATAGATGGGAGTATCATAGAAGTCTTGCACATGATAGTTTATGGGAATGAAAAAAATAAAAGAATATTTATATGGCTTAGCCATGCAATCACCATTGCGTAAATGGGCCTTGTCTTTGACAGGCTGGAAGTGGTGGTTTTATCAGATAGTAGTTTGTGGTATCATATTCCTAATAATGGAATGGTTACTTAATAAAATTGGAATGACAATGTTACCTTGGAAATAATATGAATGCAAAACAAAGAAAAGAACGCCCTGTATATACAGGAGTGTTAAAGTATTTCCCTGATGCAATAATGGAGGTTGCTAAAGTTTCCTTAGCTGGGAACCAACAGCACCATCCAGATAAACCTTTGCATTGGGACAGAGCTAAAAGCACAGATGAACTTGATGCACTAGCTCGCCACCTTATAGATGCAGGTAAAATTGATGATGATGGTCAACGTCACTCAGCCAAAGTTGCCTGGAGAGCTCTAGCTAATCTACAGAAAGAGATTGAGGCTGAGAGAGATCAAACAAAAAAAGATTACAAGATTCAGCCAGGAGATGCTGGAACTGAAAGTGCTTATATAATATAATAAAAAAGGGCCCATGAAGGCCCTTCTTACAAGAGTATTAGTTATTCCGTTAATTTCTACTCTCTATCCCCAAGCTGGTGGAACCGGTGCCGGTTCTCCATCTCTTCTTGAATGTTTATTATTCATAGTTATTTATTTTAGAATGTTGATAATGCGGCTCTTTTCCATGTATTAGTTGCAGTGCACACATAAATATGTCCTGCATCTATTCTTATTTGACCTGGAGTCCCTGCTGCAGTTGCACTAGATGGCGCTGCATTTAATGCATTAAGATTAAACTCTTTAGCATTAACGGATCCTGCAGTGTCTAAAGGTAAATCTGCTTCATTATGTATAAACTGTGCTGTCCCTGTTGCTGTTCCATTATACTTATGATAGATACCTTTGTAATTTACCAATGTCTCACTATCCTTTTTATAGTTAAGGTATATCTGATATGCATCATTTATTGTAGCTGCTGCATTAAGATCTATCTCGTAGTATCCAGAATAAACATTATTAATATTATTGTCTGCATTACCTATATTAATAGTGTTATGGTGAGCAATTATGAAAGCAGTAGTATCCGTACCTGTTCCTTTTATAGAGACTTGATTACTATGACCGTATAGACTACTTACTTGTTTATTACCAACACCGTCCATCTCTGCAATATTGATCTGGCCAATAACAAAGTAGGCATTACCACTTCCCTTAAATTCACTCTTAACCTGTTGTGCAACAAGTTGAGGAAATCCACCTGAGTATGCAGTTTCAACTTCTAAACTAGCCATTCGTAAGTACTGATTCGTACCACTTGCCTGAGAACCGTGAAACTGAACTTTCTCGTTAAGTGCTATCTGGATACTGTTATCACTCGTTCTCTTTGCAAACGTAACTAATGACGTATTCTCTACTGGATTAAACTGTGCTGTTGAATCACCTATAACTCGTAATCTATTAAAGTCTGAAGCTGTCTCTAGTACATTTGCAACTGCACTCGCTAGATCTGTAACTCTAACTAACTTTGCTTCTGGATTGTGTACAGGAGTTCCTGGTCTGTTTCCTTTATCAATACCAATCGGTATATAATCTTTAGCTTTTGGTACGCCACCAGTAACAAACTGATTTTTGTTAAACATGCTGGCTAAATCTTGAAATATATTCATTTTATTATTTTTAAATTGTTTATCCTGCTGATACTTTTAATGTACCATTATCATTCCATAGTACTCCTTTTGAGACAGGGTCACTTGTAGGTAAGTCCTGCATTACTACTCTTCCGTCAGTAACTTTTAAGTTTGAAAATCTACCTTGACTTTCTATTTCATCTTGAAAGAATAACTCATATTTTCCTGATACTTGCGCTGAAGAATTTCCTGAGAATACATAATCACATCCTGCTGTATATGTCTGTCCACTATTTTGAAACTTTGCAAATGTTGTGTCTTTACCTGCCCAAAGTAAGTTAAATGGAGGTCTGCCCATTGTACTTGAAGTTAAAGTAGTATCTCTAAAATATACATATACTGTTGATGGTAATACTACATCATCCATGGCAGCATTTGGTGCACTATTTCGTGCATCAATAACTCTTAACCCTAAAGTACCATTTCCTGGTGATGATCCATTACCGTCTATCTTTATACTTACTGGTAGTCTAAGAGACTTTAAAGTTCCTATGTCAGTTGTATATATTTGCAAATTGGTGCTAAGAAAACTTGAGCCACTATAATTAGCTTTATTTATATCAGCTGTACTTGGTTCTACATTTACTCTAAGACCTGATCCTTGGCTACCTGGTATGCCCAAACCTGCATCATAACCTGAATCTACTGCTGGAGAATATTGCTCAGCATATAAATTCCAAGGTAATCCACCTTTAGTTCCTGCTGCAGCACTTTGCCTTTTAAAGAAAATATCTTGTGGACCATTATATGTTTGATTAATATCAGGTGATCCTGTTGTCTTGTTAGTAATATGAATTGATATGTTATATCTATTACCTGTGTCACTACTATCTGAACCAAAATAATCTATTGTACTATGCATGCATGATTCTGTACTTTCTAAAGTAGGACCAATTTTCATAAATCCATTTTCTACAAAGACTTGATCAGCAGCCCAGCCATC